ATAAGGGAGGATTAACATATGGCAACACAACAAGAAATTTTATCAAAAGCAGATGAAGTCACTACGACAGTGGTTTCAAACAGCAACCCAGTCAGCGGTGGTGGTGGACTTCTCTACCCAGAGCAAGCAAATCGCTTCCTTGACTTCGTTGTTGATCAGTCAGTATTGATGAAGAACGCACGAGTAATTCGTATGCGTACTCCACAGATGGATATTGACAAGGTATCTGTCGGCACTCGTTTGCTTGCAAAGGCAACCGAAGCAACAGATGATGGCGCAAACGCAGCCGTTACATTCAGCAAGGTATCGCTTTCAACTGTAAAGCTTCGTCTTGACTGGAATATTTCAACGGAATCGTTGGAAGACAACATTGAGGGCGCTTCACTGGAAGACCATATCGCACAGATTATGGCTCGTCAGACAGCAAACGACCTTGATGACTTGTTTATCAACGGTAATACATCGTCAAACAATGGTCTTATTAAGGCTCTTGATGGTTTCAACAAGCTTGCAAGAACAAGCGGAGATGTTGTAGACTTCGGAGGAAATAACATTTCCCGTTCGGTCTTTGACAAAGTTCTTCGTACCTTGCCAAGCAAGTACTTGCAGCGCCGCAATGAATTGCGATTCTTCACAGGTCCAGGACTTGTTCAGGATTCAATTTATAGCTTGGGTAATCCAAACTCGGCAACTGAGGCAACAGCAGGCGCACCTGCTCCAATGTCAACAGCTGGTGAAATGGCGTTCTTGCAAGGTTCAATGAGAGCAAATGGTGGTCCAGGTGCAACTGGTCTTTCACCATTCGGTATTCCTCTGATTGAAGTACCTTTGATGCCAGAAACCGCAACTGGTGACTACTCTGGTGCAGCAGGCTCACATGGTTTTGTGGAACTTACATTCCCTAACAACCGTGTAATTGGTATCCACCGTGACATCACAGTGTACCGCCAGTTCAAGCCAAAGACTGACACAATTGAGTACACACAGTACATGAGAGTTGCAGCCAACATTGAAAATGCTGATTCATATGTAATCGGTAAGAATGTTAAGTTGCGTTCACTCTAATTTAAACAATTAAAGTAGATATTGGGCGGGGTTCACAAGAACCCCGCCTTTTATCATATTTAAATTGATTTAAATTAACATAAGTGGTAAGATTGATCATATGACTAATAAAGAAACAAGTGTAACATCCGAAAAAATTAATAAACCGAAGAAAGCTGTAGCAAAGAAAGTTGCAGTTAAAAAAGAAATTATTGAAGAAAACATTTCTGAAGAAGGAAAGGTTTTAATTGTATTTGAAAGCGGAGCTGGATATTCAACTGCATCTGGATTCCGTTTTTCACAAAGAAATAAAATGGGCTTGCTTCCAGCAGAAGAAGCCAACTTGCTTCTTGCATTGGATAATTTTAGATTACCTAGTGATGAAGAAAAAGAAATGTATTATACTAATCAGGAGGATTAATAATGGCAGGCAATCTTACAAACTATCTTGAGAATAAACTTATTGATCACTTCCTGGGTACTACTTCGTACACAATGCCAGCAGATGTTTATGTAGCGCTATTTACAGCCGCACCATCTGATGCAGCTGGTGGAACAGAAGTTACTGGTGGTTCATATGCTCGTCAAATTGCAACATTTACCGCTGCTTCAAGCGGTGCAACATCAAATGATAGCAACATTGATTTTACAGGAATGCCAGCAGCAACAACTGTAGCAATTGGTATTTTTGATGCAATTACAACTGGAAACATGTTGTTGTATGGAACACTTACAACAAATAAAACAACAGATGCTGGGGATACTTTAAGAATCGCAACTGGCGATCTTGATATCAGCATTGACTAAGGGGTTTTGATGCTGAGAAGAGAATTTACAGGTGCTGCTCTAAGGACTAACTTAAGTGCAAATATTTCAAATAGCGCTTCTTCTTTTTCCGTAACTGACGCTGTTGGTTTTCCATCTGGATCAAATCCTTTTGCAGTAGTTGTTGATAGAGGAACATCTGATGAAGAAAAGATGCTTATCTCTTCAAGAAGTACAAATATTTTTACAATCCAGATTCGTGGTTATGATGGAACAACCGCAAGATCACACACATCTGGTGCATTTGTAGACCATATTCTTGACGCAGCGACTATTCAAGACATGAATACAACAACTTATGACAATGAAGTTTTAATGTGGATGGGGGCATAAATGGCAAATCTAGTTCCGAAGTCTTTATATCTAGGTAATTCAACGGGTTCTAATGTTTATACCGTTGCAAACACGGCTGGTAATTACACAATTATTAAATCAATTAATATTTGTAATACAAGTGACACAGCAAATGCTACTGCTAGTATTCATATTTTAGTAGCAGGAGCATCCCCAGCAAATAACAATAAAATTGTTAGTAATGCTAATATCATTAAAAATGATGTTTTGTTCTATAACACATCAATTGTTGTTCCAGTAAATAGCAATGTCTATGTTGCTTCCAGTAACAGCTCTGTAACCTTTAATATTAGTGGGGTAGAATATGCCTAATCTTGTTAATAGTGGTGGAACAGGTGGTTCTGGTGCATCTGCAATTATAACCTGGGATACGACAAAAGAAGAGTTTAAGATTGGCGATAAGTTTTATGGGTTTCAATACTACCCAGCAAATGCAAAGCTGATAGTTCAAGAAATCCTTGAGCCAGGTACGATTACAAATGAATATGACACTGGAACCAATGTGGTGTCAATTCCAAAACATAGATTAGGGGATACTTTTACTGCGGATAATGAGTATTTTGATCCTTCAAATCATGATATATATAAAAACTGGTTAACCAGTCAAGCTGAATTAACATTTTCTTGGTATACTGGTAACGAAAAGAATTTGATAGTGGAGGTTGTATAAATGGCTGCAATAGATCTTGGTAGACTTAGGTTCTACCATCAGGGTGCTTACAATAGTGGTACTACATATGAAATAAATGATGTTGTTACATATGGTGGTAAATCCTATGTATATATCAATACAACCAATGCAAGCAATAACCTACCAACTAATGCAACATACTGGAGTGTCATGTCTGAAGGACAGGACTACAAGGGGAACTGGGCAACAGCAACTGCTTATTTAGTAGACGATATTGTTGTTAGAGGTGGTTCAACCTATATTTGTTTGATTGCACACACATCAGGCACATTCGCAACAGACCTTGCAGCAAATAAATGGCAATCTTTCACCCGTGGTCTTAGAAATCGTAGTTTTTGGGCTACAACTACTGCATATTTAGTTGATGATGTTGTAACAAATGGTATCAGTTATTATGTTGCTCTTCTTGATCACACATCTGGCTCTGGTGGTTTTGCAGCTGAAGCAGCTGAGAGGTGGGCAGAAGTTGTTTCTGGAACAGACTCATTGCCATCACAAGCTGGCAATGCTAATTATCTATTGTCAACGAATGGCAATGCTGCAGTCTGGACAACGAGTCTTCAGATTACATCTGCTCAGATATCAAATTCGCTGATTGTTACAAATGATGATGGTGTTTATGTTGGAACAAATGCTCAAACATTTTCAAACTCATTAACTAATCCAGTAGCTGCATTTCAATCAAATGTTGTAGATTACTCGCAAATTGCTTTTAGAAACTTAGGAACAAATGCAAATAGCTCAACTGACTTTATTGCGTATGCCGATGCAGGCGATGACGATGCTGGCTGGATTGACATGGGTATCACATCAGCTAACTTTAGTGATCCATCATTCACAATTACCGCTGACCACGATGGCTATATTTTCATGGAAGCTCCAGCAAACACTGCAGGAAACGGAAACCTTGTTCTTGCTACTGGTGGTAATGGTCAGCAAAACAAGATTGTTTTTGCGGCAGGCGGTTTGTCAAGTAATGATACTCAAATGGTTATTACTCCAAACACATCTGTAACAGTTAATATCGCTACTAACTCAGTAAGTGCTACAACTGGAGCACTTGTTGTTGCTGGCGGTCTTGGTGTTGGTGGTAATGTTTACATTAGCGGTAATACTAATATTCAAGGAACCATCACTGTAGGTGGTGGTGCGTTTGAATCAAACAACCTTACCGTGTCAGACCCAATTGTGTTCATGGGAAATACAAACGCTGCTGATACTTTTGACCTTGGTTTCGCTGGTAAGTTTAACGATGGCGCTGTCAAGTATGCAGGTCTATTAAGAGATGCAAGCGATGGTAAGTTTAAGTTGTTTACTAATCTAACAACAGCTCCGTCAAGCACAGCAAACTTTGCTGCATCTTCAAATGCATCCTTGGTTGTTGCAAATCTTGAAGCGAGCGGTAACGCCTCTGTATCTGGAAATGTTACTATAACAACAGATCTAACAGTAACAGGGAATACTACAGCATCAACAAACTTAACAGTAACAGGAAATGCTACTGTATCAACAGACCTTGCGGTGACTGGTAATACAACATTAACTGGCGGTCTAACAGTGTCTGGTCCATTAACGGCTGCTGAGATGTCTGAAATTGCAACATCTGGAACGATCACAACCAATGTTCTCACACTAGACTGGACAGCTACAAACATTACTTATGTAAGCTCTCCAGCAGCAAACTTTACATTAAATGTCACAAACGCTCCAACGACAAATGATAGAGCATTGGCTGTAACTGTAATTGTTACTCAAGGAGCAACTGCCTATATTCCAAACGCATTGCAAATCGGTGGATCTGCACAGACGATTAAATGGGCTGGTGGAGCTGCTCCTGCAGGTACTGCAAGTAAAATTGACATCTTTAGCTTCGTGTTACTAAGAACAGGAAGTGCGTGGACAGTCTTTGGTAGTTCAAGCTTGAACTTCTAACAGGGGGGTATAATGGGTTTTCTTTTTAAAGCATCTAAATCTCTTGGACCATTGAGCCCAAGGCAACTTCTTGCAAAGCTAGCTGCTTTTCAAGATACTTTTGTTGCAGCTAATACTACATCAGCGCTTCCTACATCAGCAACAAAACCATGGGAGTCTGTAAGCGGAACTTGGGGTATTACTAATAATAAAGCATACGCAGTCACACCTGGCGCATCGTATCCAGTTGCTGCGTTTGATGCAAAAAGTGAAGGTGCAGTAGTTAAAGCTACTGGTGCAAACAATGGCGCTGGCTATGGAGTCTCTTTCTGGGTAACTGATGCCAATAATTGGTGGGGTGCTCATACTACGAAATCTTCATACACAGCAGCTCCTTATTCATGCCCTTCTGGTGGGACATTAAGCGGTACTAATTGCAACTACACATATGGCGCATCTCAGGGCTCATACCCCGTGTGTCCAGGGGACTGGACATTTCATGCTGCATGTTATTTTTTACAAGGTGGAGTCTGGGTTGGGCAGGTTAGTCCCGCATGGTATCCAAACGGAGTTTATTCATGCCCATCGGGTGGTTCTCTGAGTGGATCTACATGTTATGTATCATATGCGGCAACTGCTACTACATGGTATAAGCATGATGTCAAGGTTGTTAAAAAGACATCTGGTTCTGTCGTAGAGCAACTAACAGCTACTGTCGCCAATGTGACTAGTAATAGTGATTATATTGCATATGTGGAAGCTCAGGTTATTTCAGCAGGCAATAGCTCTGGTGTAAACATTTCTGCACAGATGTCATCTGGCGGGACTGTGTTGGGTGCAGGTGTATCTGGGGTGACATCAGGAAGAGCAAAGAAGCATGGCTTGATGGCTGGTCCTTCAACCCTAAATGCAACAACCGAAGTAGAAACATTTAACTATAGTTAGGGGTTAGTGATGAGCGACATTAAATCGCTACCTGAGCAAAGACTTGATATTTGCAAGAAATGTCCAAGGTTTTTTAAACCAACAAACACCTGTAAAGAGTGCGGATGTTTTATGAGAATTAAAGTTCAGCTCCCAAATTCAACATGCCCGCTTGAAAAGTGGTAAAATTGACTCATGAGCTATGAAATAAAGCAATCAATTCACGGTCCAGTTGTTATTTATGAAGGTCAGTTTTATTTTATTGGTCAAACAGTAGAATTTTTTGGTATATTTGATGCCCATCCAGAAATCTTGTTTGATATTACAAATGCTGTTATTGAACATGTTGATAACCAATTTTTAATCTTGAAAGAAGCATTGTCTGACAAAATGTATTTAGATACTTCCGCTGTCTACGGAGCAATCACGCTCGTTAATCATTATTATAAACTGGTGTTCCACGAATATCCAGAGTATAGAAAAGCACTAACACAGTCCACATCTTTATCTCAATCAGATCTAGATCGTATAAATAGTATTAGAGGTGTATTAGATAGTTTTTATCACGATAGGAATAGGTAGAAATGGGAAATATTGTAATTAATCACAACAGGCATTACAGTCTAAGTAGACCATTTATTGTTTTAGATAATATCTTTTCCAATCAGGAATGTGACGATATTATTGAATATGTTTCAAAAAATGAAAGACTGCAAGATTCATCACTTGGGGTGATGGACAATGTTGATCACTATGTTCGTAGATCTCAATCCACTTTTCTTTTCCCGAAAGAAGAGAATGGTTTAATATTTGAAAGAATAAAAGAAGTGACTGATTATGTAAATAATAATTATTTTAATTATGATATTTGGGGTTTTGAAAAAATTCAATACGCAGAGTACAATAATCGGCATAATCATTATGCATGGCATTATGACATGCAAACAAATAAAGAGGGCGAAGGGGATGCTGTTTCTTTAACAAGAAAGCTATCTGTTTCGGTATTTCTGTCAGATGAAGATTCCTACGAGGGCGGTAGTTTTGAATTGGGTATTATGCCAGAGGGTGAGCCTGAGTATGTGATAAAGCAAACAAAAGGTAGTGCGATATTTTTTCCTTCTTTTGCAATGCATCGTGTTACTCCTGTAACAGATGGTGTACGGAGAAGTTTAGTTGTGTGGATGGAAGGACCAAGATTTAAATGACAAAAGATTTTTATAAAAGAGATAAGGCTTATGAAAGAAAAAGAGATAAGAAAAAAAATCTCATTAAGTTTATCCCAGTAACCGCTTCAGCAGAATCTGCTCAGGTTCCTCCAAGACCAGCAAGGGATTTTATCCCAGAGTGGTATAAGGTAATACCTCAATTTCTTACTGATAAGCCAGATTACATGACAGCAGCCCCAGGTTTGAATACGACTGTAAAAAGATGTATGCCTTATTATGATGCAATGACGGGTGGATATATTCAATCAACTTGGGCTGATATTTATGTAACAATAGATTATGATAAAGATGGTAATCATATTGTTACAACAAACTCTCCGTTAAGAATTCCAGGAACGGAAATGATAAGAACAAGGCAATATCCCAAAGGTGTTCCTATTCAGAAAATGCCAGATGGTTATCATCCTATTGAGTTTGTTTGGATGGAGAACTGGGTTGCGGATACCCCAAAGGATGTCTCAATAATGTTTCAACACCCTGCAAACCGCTATGACCTTCCGTTCGTTACACTGTCTGGAATCGTGGATGCTGATTACGGATATGTAAGTGGTCAAGGAACAATCCCTTTTTATATCAAAAAAGAATATACCGAATTCTTAATCCCAGAAGGGACACCGATGTATCAACTTGTTCCAATGGTAAGAAGAAATTGGAAATATGAGTTAGAAAAGTATGATTTGTATGAAGTTATGAAAAAGAGCTCTATTCTCAGAAAGTATTTCACAAGTGGATACACTAGATATCTATGGCATAAGAAGAGATATGATTAATTCTTATGAAAAAAAATAATCAAATAGTGGTTTATTGGTGCCCTTGGTGGGATCCTAAAAAAGATATTAACCTAGATGTTTTATATAGAAAACCAGAAAATGTCTATAGAGATCTAATTAAAAACTTTGAACCAAAAGATGAATTTGCAAACTTCATGAATTGCCCCGCTGTGTCTGAAAAACTTAAGCGAACATATGTTATCAAAAATGTTGCAGAAACCGAAATTGAGGTTTTTATAAATGATGACGGATATCCAGATATCCGATATGTAAATACAAGAAATACAAATACTCCCGCATATATGCCTCATGCACCAACGCTTAGGAATCAATACTTAGTTGAATATCAAATGGCGTTCGGTCTATTTGCAGAAGAAAGTCTGGAAGTCTCAATGACATCGCCATTTTTTCATAAAGCCGAGCATTTGAAGTATGGCGCTATTGTGCCAGGTCAGTTTGACATTGGAAGATGGTATAGACCGCTAATGGCTGAGTTCAATCTTTGGTCCGATAATAATAAATTACATGTGCCAGAGGGAGATCCATTGATGTATTGGGAATTTCATACTGATAAAGAGGTTGTGCTCAAAAGATATTCAATGACACCAAAATTGTTTAATATTGCAACAACACTAATTAATTTCAAGATACTTAGAAAATGGTCAAAATTATTACCAAGATATCAATATTTCAAAGAATCTTCAATGAGAGAAATTGTTCTTAAAGAAATTAAGAACAATTTAATAGATCAATGAAATTTATTGTTGTTGGTGGAGGAACTGCTGGTTGGCTATCGGCATTGTATTGCAAAAGGATGCACCCCGAATCTGATGTTACCGTTATTGAAAGTGAAGAGATTGGTATTCTTGGAGCGGGCGAAGGTACTGTTCCAGGCGTTGTTGATTTAATGCAATTTTTAGGAATATCAGTATTAGATTTGATTAAAAATTGTGATGCAACAATTAAAAATGGTATCAAATTTACTAATTGGTCAAGTCAGGATTATTACTATACATTTAAACCAATAGGTGATTTAGCCATTGATTCAGTTAAACCCTTCTCTAATTTTACAGGAACTAACTCACTTGATTTAATGCTTTTTGACTTCTACCAAAATAATTCTTTTAAGAGAATTGATTGGGTTGGAAGATTGAGTGAAAAAAATATGGTTCCGTTTAATAAACCACCAACGGATGTGAATGGTAGCCGATCTATATCTAGTTTCGCTGTTCATTTCAACGCAAGAAAGCTGGCTGAGTTTTTAAAAAAAGTTGCAATATCAAGAGGTGTTAATCATGTTGATGCAATTGTTCAAAAAATAAATACAGATAGTGATGGATTCATACAGTCATTATCTTGCAATAATAATACTAATTATGATTGCGATTTTGTTTTTGATTGCAGTGGTTTTAAGAGATTAATTATTGGCTCTTTTTATAAGGCAAAGTGGATATCATATAAAGAGCATTTACCAATGAACTCCGCAATGGCATTTTTCTTAAAAAATAAGAATGAAATAAAACCATACACGGAAGCCATAGCGATGGATTATGGGTGGATGTGGAATATACCAACACAAACAAGAGTTGGTGCTGGCTATGTTTTTAACAATGAATATATTAGTAAAGATGAAGCTAAAGATGAAATTGACAAATATTTTAATACTGATGTTGAGATTGTAAATACATTTAATTTTGAAGCTGGGTACTATGAAAAGTCATGGATCAATAATTGCGCCGCTATTGGTTTATCAAGCGGATTTGTTGAACCATTAGAAGCAACATCTTTACTAGGAACAGCAAGATATTTAAAGAAAATTTTGTCAAATAGAAACTTTGTTAAAAATATAAATAAATACAATATAGATCTTTATAACAATTTTTTTGTTGAGAGCAATAAAGAGATTATTGATTTTATATACATACATTATTTAACAGATAAAAAAAATAATGATTTTTGGAAAAATTATAAAAAAGAATATCGCCCAACAGAAGGTGTGGATCTTCTTTTAGAAAAATGTAAACAAAATATTATTTCATATGATGATATAAACAATGTTTCAATGTTTGGTTTGTATGGTTATATTGCTATTTTAATGGGTGTTGGTTATATAGATAAATCTACAATACAACAAGAAATGCTTTACAATGGTCTATTCACACCCGAATTCATTAGCATGTATAGCAATTATTTAGAAAAAACATCTAGTCTTGAAAATATTTGTATTACTCATAATGAGTTTTTAGGAGTATAATGAGAATTCTTACATCAAAAAATAATGAAAAAAAAAGCCCTCTTGCCCCTGAATGGAAGTTTAGTTTAGCCGAGGACTTCATAATTCCCCCAGGTCTTGCACAAAGATTGGCAGATATTATTTTAAGCAAAGAGCAGTTGATTATTGACGAGATACCAGCTCTAGATACTGCTGGTTATAGTGATGAAGGTAGTTCTCTTGGCAAAGATAGCTTAACTGTAAGATTCTGCTCTTACAATGTATTTAGATGGGATGAACCAGAAATTGCGCTTGTAAAACAATGTATTCATCAAATGTATATTGCCTATATAGAAGCTCTTGGAGTGGAAAGATTTGATGTAAAAATACTTTGCTGGGCAAATGTCATGAGGAAAGGGCAAAATATAAATATACATAACCATGCTCATGGACCCTGGACTCATCTATCAGGGAATCTTGTCCTTGCTAGTGAGGGTACGGTTACTAAATTCTACAACCCATTTCTCCCAAGCAAGGGGTATGAATCAGAAAATGAACCAGGATTGCTAACCTTGTTCCCATCATTCATTCCTCACGGAAGTAGTATCCACAATGGAGATTCTGAAAGAGTAACTCTTTCATTTGATATTGTTCTTTCAAAATATAATCAAATTGATCAAATAAAAAATAATTTAGTTGACTTTGATATTGTTGGAAATCCAACTTCAATAGAAATGAATCAAGAAGATCAGTTAGAGTTGATTGTTATCTAATGCTTAGTTTTAAAGACATTAAATCTGTTTCAAAAAAATGGGGCAGTCGTGAATATTGGACTAAGACAAATATAGTTGAAGCTTGGGCTTTTATGACTAAGATCGCCATCATATTTCCAGGTCTGTTGTTTGGGGTGCAGTTTTGGTGGTTATATATATTTGCTCTTGTGTCAAGTTTGGCTTTAATTCTGACATCAACAATTAAGACTATGCCAACCATTATTTGGTTTAATATCGCATGGGTGTTTCTTGCTTCTGCATCAATAATTAAATATTGGTGGTGGTTTTAATGTGCCCGTTCAGTATTATATTTATCGTTATTCTATTTAATAGGTTTAAAACTTTTGTCAAATTAACTTTTTCTAAGTTATAATCTTTATGTGAACATTAACTTTCGTAAAGGCTCTTGGGCGATACTCCCTGCGTTAATTGTATCTTTTGTATCTATATTTGTTTCTTCCCCATATGCAAACGCAAACCCTGTCTCCATTCCAGATGCGGGATTTGAAGATAATACCTTTACTGGCTGGTCAAGAGGATCACAAACAGGAACCCTTGGGTCTTCAATTAATGGGAACGGTACTGGCGTAACAATCTTTAATGGTTCAAGAACTTTTACTCATGGCGCAAATGGGGCGATGGGAAGTCCAACACTTTCAAATGGCAGCCCAAATCCATACTATGCTCCTGCAGTCGCTGCTGGTAGCTGGACTTTTTCTCCAAAGGGTGGGACTTATGCTGTTGCCCTACAACCAAGAGGTCAGCAAACATTTGACCAAGCAACTAATGCCGTTGGTCTTTCTGGAGCAAATAATTCTGCAATCAGAACCATGCTTGCACAACAGGCTTCTGCTGCTGGTTTTGGTGCTGGCAATCCAACCGATGCTGCATGGATTACTCGTGAAGTTCAATTAACCGCAGGAATAGTTTACACAATGTCTTGGAACTACATGGCAACTGATTATGTTCCATTTAATGATGGCTCAATTACCTCACTTGTCCCTGTCACCGTTGCATCTACTCCAGTTATAACTGTAAATAATTTTGAACAATCATATGCACTTCTTGGTTTTACAAATCCAGGCACAGGAGACTATTCAACAAACTCCTACGGTGCTACTGGCTGGCAAGTGTCAACTTATGAAGTTTCTGTATCAGGAACATACAAACTTGGTTTTACATCATTTAACTTAGATGACCAAGGTTTATCGCCAGTGTTGATGGTTGATGATGAAATAGGCTCAACGCAGAAATGTGTTCAGGGTGGATCTTGCGAAACATTTGGCGGGGTTGAGCCAAATAACGAAACTGCTCCAACACTCCCCCCAACGACTACTACAGAAGCGACTACTACAACCACGACCACTACAACCACCACTACAACCACCACAACCACTACAACAACAGTTCCAAATACAACCACTACTACAACTACCACCACGACCACCAGTATTGCACCCTACTTTAATTCAATTCAAAATTTAACAGCTACAGCGAATGAAAATGGAAGTGTAACTCTAAATTGGGATGCACCGAATGCAAGCAATACACAGCCATACATGTACAACATTCTTTTTTATGATTTGAATAACGGGGTAGAGTCTGGCGGCTGGGGTGTCTGGACATATGGCGCAAACACTACTTACACAATCAACCCATCCTCACAGACTGGCTATGGCTCTGTACGATTTAAAATTCAAGCAGGTACATCTCCATGTGTGGGGGAAGGGGTTGGGAATTGCCTGTATGGTCCTCAAGAAGTTATTGACATAACAACATCTGAACCCGCTGCGTCTACAACCACCACCACCACAGTTTTTATAAATATACCAGAGCCCCCTGTCATTGTATATCCACCTATAAATACAACAGTGGAGCTCCCAGAGCCCTCTGAGCCCCTACCTGAGATTGAAACGGTAATTGAGGAACCAGCAATTACGGTACCTGAGTTTGAACCCATAGACTCAATTTTAGAAGAAGTTGAAGTGGACACCAGCCTGCCAGACTTTGAAATCATAGAGACCGAAATTATAGAACCTGAAATTATAGACACTTTTATTCCAGAGTTTGAAGTTGTTATAACTGAAGAGGTATTAACGGAAGAGCAGGTTGATCAAGTCATTGACGAGATTATGAACGCTTCTGTGGAAGATGTCATATATTTAATTGACACACTTTCTGTTGAGCAACTAGATCAGGTTTTTGAAGAAGTATCTGTGGAGCAGTTGACAGAAATCCTAGACAGCCTTTCGGCAGAAGAGGTTCTGGATGTTATTGAAAACATTGAATCAGTTGACGCACTAGAAAATGTCATTGACGCAATCAGTGAAGAGACAATTGATCCAGATACTGCGATTGCAGTTATTGAAAATGGAAACTTTGAAGAACTTCCTATTGAACAAATTGCGGAAGTATTCGCTGCAATTGAGCCAGATCAATTTACCGAAGAGCAGAAAACAGAATTAGCAACAGCGCTTACTGACGCTCCTGCTGAAATTAAGGAATCGTTTGAGGAAGAAGTTGACATCTATGGAGATGGGTTTGATGACTACATCCCAACAGGTTCATCTATTGATGTTGGAACCCGTAAATCAATCTTGGCTGCAACAGCCGCAGTAGCTGCAATAGCTGTTGGCTCTGCATCTACTGGAGGAAGCACTGGTGGTTCATCTGGTGGATCTGGTGGTTCGGGAGGGTCTGGTGGTTCTGGAAGCTCTGGAAGTTCTGGGGGAACCGAAGGTCGTTCTAGAAAAGAAGAAGAATCAGAAGGCGGGTTCTCTGGAGAAATTGCAGGTCCAGGAGAAGACGATGGTGAAGATTTTGCAAAAAATAGTATATACAAGTATTATACAAGGGAGGGTAAAGAAATGAAAAAGTTTAATTGGTTTGGTTTTAGCAAAAAGATGTGGGATATTACTGCTGGATTGGCATTTACCCTCGCAGGAAGCCTTGTTGTCTACATTACGCTTTCTGGGGTAACTCAGAGAATTGCTGGAATTGCAACGCTAACTGCTATTCTTGTGCATTATGTACATGAAATTCTAAAGAATGACGAATAAATAACTCTGAGATATAATAGGTATTGACCCGTTGGGGTAAGGAGGTGGTCTTTTGTCTACTTTGTTGAATGAATCAAATAAGAAAATGCTCTCGTCATGGGCGAGATCGTTTTTTGGAGCTGCTTTGGCTGTCTATATGACAGGCAATCATGACCCGAAAGCAATTGCTACAGCAGGTGTCGCTGCTATTGCACCAGTAATTATGCGTTGGTTGAATCCAAACGATTCGGCTTTTGGAAGAACCAAGTAGGTTAAGACAATGGCACAGATAAAGAATATTCTACTCAGAATACTCGCTACCTTCGCCGCAACTGGCTTAGGTGTTGTCGGTGCTGGATCAATCGCAGGTGTCCCGCTATGGAAAGCAATTTTCATGGCGGGCATTGCGGGTGTTGCGTATGTTGTTGAAGGTTTGTCACGAGCTTTCCTGGATGATGGTAAACTTAGTATTGAAGAAATCAATAGTGTTTTTTCTAAGATTGACAAAAAAGCAACTAAAGAATAAGGAGATTAAGTAATGGCTAAGAGAACAGAATGGGATTATATCGTTGAAGTAAAGATGCCTGTTGCGCTTAAAGGTGTTGAACCAGGTAAATTACATGCAAGTTTACTCAGGGATATTCCAGGCGGTGGAAAATTGTTTTACCTTGCGGCTGATGCATGGTTGGCAATGGTTGAGGCTGCAAAGGCTGATGGTGTTGAGCTTAAGCCCACGAGTAGCGGCGATCTATATCGTAGTTATGAGAGCCAAAAGGCTGGATTTCTTACTCGCTACACTCTTGAGAATACAGGAACTGGATCAACAAAAACTTTTGAAGGTAAGACTTGGTACTTGAAGAAAGGTATGGCGATGCTTGCCACACCTGGTAAGTCACAGCATAACCTCGGCTTGGCAGTTGATATTGCTAATGCAAGTGATAAGAAAAGAATTAATTGGTTGATTGCTAATGTTGAAAAGTTTGGGTGGAGTTGGGAAGTAGTTCCTTCAGAGCCTTGGCATATCCGTTATGTTTGTGGTGACGCAGTACCTCAAGCAGTAAAGGATTATGTTGCTCGTAATCCAAAGCCAGGCAGTCCATTTGGTTCAGTAACAGAGCAAAAAGCTGCTGCTGAAGCAAAGGCAGCAACCCCTGCTCCAAATAAAGTAGCTGCTGCATCTAAGCCAAACATTGTGAAAGATAATAAAGGCTCTGCCGTAAAGCAAGCGCAAACTCTTCTTGCAAAACATGGTTTTGCTTGCAAGCCAGATGGTGATTTTGGACCTAAAACACAAGAGCTTGTAAAGCAATTTCAAAAATCAAGAGGTCTTTCAGTTACAGGTGATGTTGATCAAGACACTTGGGCTGCGTTGCTGGCATAACCAATCTTTGATAATATCTTATAGGAGATATTATGGCTGCAACTAGAAATATTACTATTTATCAAGGCGATACTTATGCTCATGAGCTACGCATTAGAAATAGTGCTAATGCTAATGTAACTATTACATCTAGAACTTACTCTGGTCAGATTAGAAAGAAAAGAAACTCTGACACGGCTGCAGCGACATTTACATCTGAAATTACAAACGGTGCTAATGGCATTGTTGTTATGTCTTTGTCTGCTGCGGCTACAGCAAATATTGCTGCAGGGACATATGTTTATGATTTTCAAGAAACTAATGGCACCATTATCACCACACTGATTACTGGAACAGTAACAGTAACTGGTGAGGTAAGTAGGTAATGGCTGGGGACATCACAACCGTTCAGGTAACTAGTGGTGACATAACATCTCTATCTGTATCTACAGATGTCTCAAATATCACGGTTGCTTCTGAGATTACAGCAGTAACCGTACAAACGAATGATACAACAGTACTAACTCAATCCGCTGGAACTATAAATTTAGCATCACTTTCCTTTGCTACATCAGATCCAGCCGATGTCACTAGAACTGCAAGTGTTGGAGTAAGCAATTTAGCGGCTAGGGCAGATCATGTTCATAGTGCAGCAAATCTATTAATGGATGGAGGGAATTACTAATGGCGAATACGCTGAGAATTAAAAGAAGGGCGACTGGCAGTGCTGGCGCACCTACAAGTTTGGAGAATGCAGAATTAGCATTTAACGAAGTAGATAATATTCTTTACTACGGTAAGGGAACTGGTGGTGCAGGTGGAAGCGCTACTGCTGTGGAGGCTATTGGTGGTTATGGTGCTTATACAACACTTTCAACAGCACAAACAATCACTGGAGACAAGACTTTTTCTGGTGTTGTAATTGTTCCCACTCCTTCAGCCAATACGCATGCTGCTACAAAGGCATATGTTGACAGTTCACTTCCAACCCTGTCTGGTACTGAAAACCAAATTGTTTATAACGCTGGAACAATTTCTTTGGCAGCAAATGTCACAACACCAGGCAACCTGACTGTTACTGGAGACTTAACTGTTCAAGGCAATACAACAACTCTTAACACAGCAACACTCGTTGTTGAAGATAAGAATATTGTTCTTGCTAATGTTGAAACACCGACAGATACTACTGCTGATGGTGCTGGATTTACAATCAAAGGTGCAACAGATAAGACATTGAACTGGGTTGATGCTACTGACGCTTGGACATCTTCTGAGCACTTCAATATTGTTTCTGGTAAGTCATTCTACATTGGGGGCTCAGCAGTACTTTCAAATACAACTTTGGCTTCAAGTGTTGTTACATCAAGCCTTACATCTGTTGGTACAATCGCTACTGGTACATGGCAGGGAACTGCTGTTGGACTAGCTTACGGCGGTACTGGATCAACGACAGCCGCTGATGCAAGAACCGCACTAGGTCTTGCAATCGGTTCAAATGTTCAAGCCTACAGCGCTCAGCTCGCAGCACTTGCTGCGAACACTGCTACAATTGATGGTGGTACTTTCTAAACAAGAGGCTTAAATGGCTAATGTAATTAAATTAAAAAATTCGGGTACTGCTAATACTGCTCCTACATCTCTTGAGACTGGTGAGCTTGCTATTAACTATGCTGATGGAAAAATTTATTACAAGAACACAAGTAATGCAATTGTTGAGTTTAGTAGCTCTGGCGGTATAACCGTATCTCAAACACCACCAGTATCGCCATCAGAGGGTGACTTGTGGTTTGAATCTGATACTGGTAAAACATTTATTTATTACGATAGTTATTGGGTTGAAACATCTGGCGCTGATGGTTCTCAAGGTGCTACTGGTCTCACAGGTCCAGAGGGTGGTTCTACAACCCTAACAACAAAGGGAGATATCTTAGCAAGAAATTCTTCTGAGATAGTCCGTCTTCCAGTCGGGACTAATGGGAAGGTATTAACTGCGAACTCATCCACTGCGATTGGCTTAGAATGGGTAACACCAACAGTTTATGCAACAGTTGCAAATCTAAGTACATTATCAAACACCGTAACAGACATTTCAGGTAATGCAAGTACTCTTTCAAATACTGTCACAACCCTGTCTGCCAATGTTAGTACTCTTTCAAATACAGTTACTTTAAAAGCCAACATTGCATCCCCAGCATTTACTGGAGTACCAACAGCCCCAACTGCCGCTAACACAGTAAATAATACACAGATCGCAACGACTGCTTATGTAAAAACCGTTATTGGGGATTTGATAAATTCAGCACCAGCAACACTAGACACTCTTGGTGAGATTGCAACATCGCTTGCAAATAACGAATCTCTGTCAACAACATTGACATCATCAATCGCTCTTAAAGCACCACTTGCGGATCCTACCTTCACAGGAACTGTTTCAGGTATTACAAAATCAATGGTTGGTCTTGGAAGTGTTGATAATACAACAGACCTTGGAAAGCCAATCTCAAACGCTACACAGACAGCACTTGATCTAAAAGCCCCTCTTGCAAATGCTACATTCACGGGAACAATTGTTCTTCCAGAAACAACATCAATTGCTAATGTTACATCAACAGAGATTGGATATTTAGACGGGGTTACATCGTCAATACAATCACAACTTGATGCTAAAGAAAAGCTTATTCCGTATTCCAATACTGCCCCAGTATCTCCAACAGAAGGTGATCTCTGGGTTGATTCAACAGTGCCAACAATTAAGGCATATATTGGAAGTTCATGGGTTGCTCTTGGAGGTGTAGCTGACGATGATCAGCCAATTCTGGCAGCAAGAATATTCTCGTAATGAAAGCGGAAAGATTATTACCGTCAACATCTGTTTCAACTTGGTTGCCTAATAATCTCCCTACTTATTTACAATATGAAACTCTTAACTTCACATTAAGTGGAAATTTAATTGCAAGAGGAAACGGCACAGACCTTGTTTCAATATTTAAAATGTCAGGCGGGTTTGGTTGGGATAATCAAGCCTACTCATCTCAATCATTCACAGCGCCATGCACAATTGAGTTTAATAAAAACTCAAGCTATGTTGATACAACATTTAACTACGCAATGATTGGATGGAATGAAGATCCAACAACAAATGCTAGTTATGCAAGTATTGACCATGCATCATACCCTTATAGACAAAGTAATTATGGTATGTACAATAACGGAGCTGGCAATGAAAGCTTGGCTGTGTGGTCTCCTTTAAGTAAATTTTATATTGTATATACAGCAGATGGTTTTAACAAGCATTACAATGGCGCAACGCTTCTTTATAGTGCGGCGTATGCTGCTGGTAAAACTGTGTATGTTGATAGTTCATTTTATTCAAACTCTGCAAACACAGGTGGATTCACAAATATTCGGGTAATTAAAAAAGCCTGGAATGGAACATCTTATTAATGGATATACGAAAATTAAACCCTAGTAAAACAGTATCTAGATATACGGGCTTTAGACCAGTAATAGCAACTGGTGGAGTTGAATCAACAATTACTGTTGGCAGTATTCAATACCGTGTTCACGCATTTACAACTGTTGGTTCATCATCTATCACAATTCACGATCCTGGTTCAGATGGATATGTTGAATACCTTGTTGTTGCTGGCGGTGGGGGCGGTGGAATGGATATGGGTGGAGGCGGTGGGGGCGGTGGAGTTCTCACTGGCATATATCCTGTTAAAGGACCAGAGGTTATATCGCTTTCTGTTGGTAGAGGTGGGTTTGGTGGTCCAGCAGGTAATGGTGGATACAGGACAGATGGTACTGCAGGACCACAGCCATCAGTTCATCAATTTACTATTTCTGCAACAAGCGGTAATAATTCTACATTTGGAACATTAACCGCAATTGGTGGTGGTTATGGTGGAAGTTCATATTATGGATACACACCAAATAATGGCAATGGAGTTACTGGCGGTTCTGGTGGTGGTCATAGTGGATACAGCGATACCAATGTCAGAGCACCAGTTGTAGGAACTTCTGGTCAAGGAAGTCGTGGTGGGCAAGGTGGTGGTCAATACTATTCTGGTGGAGGTGGTGGTGCAGGCGGTCCAGGTGCTGACTCAACAAATCAACCAAATGGTGGTCCTGGAAAATTTTCTTCAATCCTTGGTGTTGATTTATATTGGGGCGGTGGAGGTGGTGGAGCTGCTTATTCTGCTGGCAGCGGTGGTAACGGAGGCATTGGTGGTGGAGGCGGTGGGGCAGTAGGTTCTAACTCTGGCGGTGCTGGTTATAATAATGGATATAGCGGATACGGTGGTAGTAACAATGCACAAACTAATACCAGAGGCGGTGATGCTGGCTCAAATACTGGTGGTGGAGGTGGTGGAGGTTCCCACTATAACAATACCAATAAAGGTGGTGAAGGTGGATCTGGAATTGTTGTCGTAAGGTATCCTCTTCAGAAACCACCAGCATACGGAACGCAATCTAATCCAGCAACATCACCAATGTTTTTGCAAAACCTTGGTTATCCAGCAGGAAATTATTGGTTTAGAGATGGCGCAATGACATCGGCAGTTGAATTGTATTATTCACCAAATTATATTGAATCAAAACCTTGGGTAAGAGTTTTTTCAAGTCCATACAACGGAACCGCAACAGTAAATAGATTGGGTTTGGATATTCCATATCAGGGGTTGCTTGTTCAAAGAGATACTTTGGATATACGACATACTGGTTATTTTGCTGGATACGAGAGATACAACACAACAAACTTTACAAACATTTATACAACATCTGGAACAAGAACTGGGTATAGGATATTTCTTGGATATGCAGGTGGTCATGGATTCTTTAACAATGTGCAGCAGTCATGCAACTGGGGAAACTCGGATGGGGCTGTAGGTGCTGGTTGGAACGGATCAACTTGCGGTTCATTCCCGAATGGTCTAATATGGGGTACAGGACAAGCTGGGACAGCAACTTACACAAACCTGTCTGGAACATGGGAGCATTGGGTATACTGGGCATGATAATTTGGGAAAACTTACAAGATCTCACAGAAGAGAAAAAAGAATGTATTCGCATATGCGAGCAGTGTGAATATCTTGGAGAAAATAAAAATTGCACCGAACATGAATGTAACTGTTTTGTTACATCTATTGTTATTGAGGGTTTAAATTGCCCTCATAATAAGTGGTAAAAAAGCTCTAAATGGATTATAATTGATATAGACTATGGCAACCTTTTCTAAACGACTCTTATCTGGCTCAACAGATGGTAAGCAAATTGTAATTGCTAATACCGCAACTGCTGGTACATTGATTCATACTTGCGTTTCTGGGACATCATCATTAGATGAAATTTGGATTTATGCCGTTAACTCATCAACAAGTGCAGTTAAACTAACCATTGAATACGGTGGAACAACTGCTAACACAGATCATATTGAATCAACCATTCCTGCTGAGGCTGGATTAACACTAGTTGTCCCAGGGCTTCCTATGAACAACTCTCTTGTTATTAGAGGGTTTGCTGGAACAGCAAATGTTATTAACATTTCTGGCTATGTTAATAGAATTGTTTAAAAATTCGTAAAAAAGTTCTTTATAATCTATAATGGATACTAACTATGGCTGCTATCAATTTTCCCTCCAATCCAGCTACTGACGATACGCATTCTGCTAACGGAAAGACTTGGGTTTGGGATGGGGAAAAATGGATTCTTAATACGCAAAATGTCACTAATAAAATAAATGATTTAGAAGTGTCATTAGCAATGCAGACTTTTTAAAGGCTGAAAAACAGTAATACTGTTATAATTGTATTATGGATGATGTAAAGATTGAAACAAGCAAAACACTAACTTTAACGCTTCCAAGCGACCCTACATCTAATGTGGTGTCAGTTAGTTTATACCATGAATTTGGATCACTTGTTTCTGGTCCAACAAACGCAACAAGATCAAGTGCTGGAGTTTATACTATCACCTATGGTCAAGCAGCTTCTGGTATCTATGTGCTAAATGCTGCGGGAAGATATCGTGCTGATTTTACATATACGATAAGTGCGACATCATACACACAGTCACAATACTTTAATGTCTATACGCCATACATTGATATTGACACCTTCTTTGAAGACCATCCAGAGCTTGAAACCGATTGGTATGACAAGTTTGAAAAGATGGAGAAAAAGGTAAGGAATATTATTAATACCTACTGTGGTCAATCCTTTGAATACTATCCTAATAAATATCTTGAGGTCATGGGTTCTGGGAAGAATACACTTCATATCCCAAACCCAATCACTACGCTAAGGAAAGTCACATCCGACCCAGGAACAAATGATGAAACGGTTCTGCACGACTACTCCGATGCAACTTTAAATCACATTGAGAAAATCAGAGAGCCTCACAGCTTCGGTAGTTCCTACTACCTGCAATTTAGAAAATCTGTTCTGGATAGCGTGAATGTTCTTTTGCTTGTAAATAGATTTGATAAGCAAAGTATTTACAGAGTTGAGGGTGATTTTGGTTGGCAATTTGTTCCGAACAATATTGAGCAGGCAGCGGATCTTTTGCTGGTTGACATGATGAATGACGATTCTGAATTCAGAAGGCATGGAATTCAAAGAGTTGAAATGGATACAATTAGATATGAAATCAATACCACAAACTTCTTTGAGACAACGGGCAACATTGATGCAGATGTCCTTCTTATGGACTACACGCTGTTTGTAATGGACTATGTGGTTTAAATGTCTAACGGTGTTTTTATAAACCTTCCGCACAAAATGGATGTCTACACTAAGACAACATCTGTTAATGCTGCTGGGCAACAAACAACATCATACACAATGTCGGGAACAATTAAAGCCCTGTATCAGTCAATGTCTTCTGAAAGAAGAACATATCCGTATGTTGCAAATATTGACGAGGTTGAATTTTTTATTTCACACAAAGATGCTCAGTATGCAAACTATAGCAATAAAATTCAAAATGTAGTTGACCGCTACGGTAATTCAATAGTTGATTATCCAGTAGAGATTGTAAACATTGATAAAAGAACTGGTTATAACGGTAAGGTTAGAATGATTCTTTTAACCTGTAGGAAGATTACGGAAAATGCTTAGTATTCGGGTTAACAAGTCAGCTTTGATTCAAACAGAGATGGCTGCTATTTACTATTCAGTCCTACCAGTCCGAGTTCAGCATGCACAAGTGCAGGCAATGATGAGGTCAAAGCGTGACATGAAGATGGCAACAGCCGATCTAGGAAGGGCTGCAAAGTATTTACAATACGAAATCATTCCATTTGGTCCAACAGGCATGACTTTAAAAGTAAAACCATATCCAAAAGGGTCATTTAGAAAAGATGGTGGAAACATCCAGATCGGATCTGCAATTCTTTTAACTGGTAAAAAAGGTGGTGGTGTAATCAGAGGAAAAGGAAATGGGATTATGAAAGTAAGATCAGCCTCTGTTGCACAAGGCTATTCGGAGTTCTATAGAGCTGTTAGAAAAGTAGCGATTCCTTCAAAAAGAAAAGAAATTAGAGAGATTGCAAAACAAGTTATTATTAAAAACCTTAAACAAGAATTTATTAGACAAGGTTTTACCGCAAGAGGTGCTGGCGGGGTGGATGTGGTAAGGTAGTTTATGCCAATTAGCGTCTATTCTATAAACACTTACCTTAAGGCAGATACCACTCTGGCTAATATTGCTGGGAAAGTTATGAATTTTTTCCCAGTAATTGGTTACAGCACAGAAACAGCTCCTTTTGTAATTTACTATTACAATCCACATATCCCATCTGTTGAGTCATACTGGAACAGGTATGACGCAATTAGATACTCTATTTATGATTCGGATGTTGACAGGTTATTTCAAATCTCAGAAAGATTAATCAAGCTCCTTGGAGAAGGGGATCAGATTCAAGGGAATGTTGCCAGTTCAAGCGTAAGAGTTCTTAGCTCACAACTGGTATCAAGTTCTTTGTCAGAGCCTATTGAAAAAGAAGGTTGGTACCAAATGGACCTTGATTTCTCGCTGTTCTCAGTGAGCCTCTGATATATTTGTGGTATCATAAAAGTATATGAAGTATAATGTAATTACATACATCGGCAAGACCCCAGGGTTTTCCGTGAAACTAGGTAAAGAGGTTTATGAGTTTGAGTGGCAAAAAGGCGTAGGAATAGGTCGCCGCTCAGATGAAATAAAATTAGATCACGCCGTAAAGATTTCTAAATGGCGAGATCGCAAGGGCAAGAAAATATTTGTCCTTGAATAACAGGAGGATAGTAAAATGGCAGTAACAACTTCCAATATCGTAGTTGGTGAAGCAACAGTAAAAACTGGTGTTTCCAACATCACGATGACAAACTCAGATTTTGATAGCTTGACAGATGTGGGCGCAACCCAAGGTGGTCTTGAAATTTCGTGGGAACCAGACATGGTTGACATTGAAATTGACCAGTACGGTGACGCAGCAAAGGTCATTCAGTCAAAGGTGAAAGTAATGGTTAAGACAACCCTCGCAGAAGGAACTCTTAACAACCTTGCAACAGCATGGAGCTATGACAATGTAACTGGTGGAGAGTCAATCAAAGCAAATAATGATGGCGCAAACACAAAGACATTGTTGTTTGGTTCACAGGGCGTGTACCCATTTGAGTACGCACTCCAGGTAACTGGTAATGCCCCTGGTTCAACAGCATCGGTAACAAAGACCCGCAAGTTTAATACTAAGCGTGCAGTGTCAATGACCACTTCAATGATTTCAATGAAGAGAGCTGAAGCAACCGTGTTTGAAGTATCGTTCCGTGTTTTGCCAGTAACTGGTGATACAGGCTACGAATACGGCAAGATTATTGATCAGCAATAATTAACACCAAAAATTTGTACTAAGTAAAAACTCCTGGGAATCGGTATGATATACTGAAACCTGGGAGTTTTTCTTATATTCCCTACGATTATAACAAGGAGCAATATTTAAACATGACAACAAATAACGATTTGTTCAAGGGTACTGAGATTACATTTTCTGATGGAAAAAAGAGAGTAGTTAAGCCTTTGACGATTAAGCACCTCCGTGAGTTCATGAAGGTTGCAAACGAAATGAAGACTGATAACGAAGCGGGTATGACTGATGATGATATTGATAAGATGATCGCAGCAGCTTCTATTGCTTTGCGTAAGGCAGATCCAGAGTTGGCAGCAAACCGTGATGCTCTTGAGGATATTCTTGACCTCAGAACATTCGGTGAAGTAATGGCTGCTGCAATGGGTAACGACCCAAACCAATAAACGGGGAAGGTGGAGGCGGTCAGCCTCTATCATGGAATGAGATCCCCCTTCTGAAGTATGAGTCAGAAATATTTGTTCAAGTCGGTGCATGGAGAAGTCTAGAGGAATTAGAGGAGTCTTTAATTCTTCACGAAATGTTTCTTCTGTACCGAGCTTGTTCAAATGAATATAGTAAAGAAATTAAAGCCCTAGCTCTTTCCCAAGGAGCAGATGTTGACTTTGATGAAGACTGGTATTCGCCAGAAGATAAAGTTCCAGATGAGCCGATGAGACCGTTTGAGGTCATGAGCTTCGGTATTCCATTAGGCTACACGCAGGAATAATGATTGCTATTTACTGTATAAAATGGGATAATCTATATTGGTACAAATATGTCTGATGTAGATCTAATAATTAGCGTACATACTACGGGTGTTAAGGATGTCGCTAATTTAAGCGCATCTGTACGAAATCTTGCTCTTAACCTAAAGGGTGTAACAGTGCCAATGAGGGCACTGGATAGCCATGCTAAAGCTGTCAATAAAGCATTAGGCATCACGAGCAAAGGTGTTAATCAACACGCTAATAGCTTAAAAGAACTAAAGAGAAATCAAGCTGCTCTTTCTGAAGAGAGCAAGCGCCTCCGCTCTAATATTCAGAACTATAACCTCGCAATATTAAAAGCTGGTGGTCCTACAACAAAACTTGGTAAAGAGCTAACTTTTACTCAAAATCAACTCAAGGCGTTTTCAACAACACTTCGTGGTTTGAGAATTAGGTCTTTTGGATCAGACCTCTCTAATATCTCGCTAAGACTTCAGAAGATGGGTAAGGATGCCCAATTCGTTGGTAGAAGCTTGATGATTAACCTTACAGCACCATTGTTGCTGTTTGCAAGAACTGGTCTACAAAGTTTAGTTAAAGTTGATGCTGCTCTTGTAAGACTAACAAAGGTTCTTGAAGGCGTTGCAATGACAGCCGAACAGGCTGATAAGAAGCTTGGCAAGGGTCTTGGTGGTGCAGAGCGCCAGGCTGCTATTAACAAAATGGTTGATTCATTTAAGGCTCTTGATTTTGCGTTAACTGGTTTAAGTAATAAATTTGGTGTATCAAAAGATCTTGTAGTTGGTCTTGCAACAGATTTTGCTGAATTGGGAATTAGCGCTAATGAAAACATTGTAGCACTCACGGAGTTAACACTTGTTACTGAAAAACTCGGTAACATGGATGCCGCTGGCGCACAAGATCTGTCTCAAGCTTTGTACTTCAACTCAGTTAGAGCCCTTGAGGCATCTGGTGCTTTTGATAAGTTAACCGATGCAAGAGAGCGTGAAGCAAGAGCTATTGG